CCAAAAACTAAAATTTTGCAATCCGACATGAACTATTCGGATGAGGAGGTTACGACTTACTTAAAAATGATGCCTGGATGCGTTTTGGACTGCATCTGGAAGATGGGTTTTAGACACCCATTATCTGATTTCCCGAATGCGTACGATCAGGAGGATCTTGAGGAAGATGAAATCGTTACTAGTTATATTAGTCTACGAGCTCGTCTAGCTTATCATCTAAACAGACAGTATTGGAACAATAAATGGTCAACAACCAGATATTGTATAAGGGAACGGTGGGGAGAGGAAAGGGAGTTCTTCAAAAAGAAAGCTATGAGAACACAACGGTTGTTCTTACATGTTTGCAATGTTGCAGAACATCCCATTTTCTCAAGTATCCGCTGGGAGACATCAGCATCTCAATATGGAGTCACAAGTGACGTTTTGGTTAACGCCAATCGATTTCAGATTCTAACACAGATGCGAGACCTGTCAGATGGGGAAGGAGGTAGTGAGGCTATTAGATTATGTTTCTTCGGACTCATGCATTATCGCCCGACTATCGATCTTCCCGAAATAAATCTGCAGCCAAGGCTTAAATCTCGAGTGGAGATTTCTAAAACTTGGCCGGCTGAGAGCGACGGATACGTCGGGTCGGCCTTTATGCGTAGAGCAATGATGCTTGATTTGAAAGCGAAATTGCTCATGGTTATGTATTGGGCTGCAGTGGTTGAAGGGTACTCTATTGAAGATAGGAGTGTTCTTTTGGCTAATAGATGGAGAGAAGCGGTCAACGAAGGTTTAATCAACCTGGTGTGGTTATCGGGCTTAGTTTGGGATTTCATGAGTTCCGCCTGTAACTGGATGATTAGTTTTGATTTTGGAGATCATTGGGTTATTGAAACCATGTTTCTAATGTCGCTGTTTTTAACAGCTCTTTATGTAGCTAAGTGTAGTTTCGAATTCGCGAAACGGAGAATTACTGGACAAGTGTCAGTTAAATCCGTAAAAACGCAGGAGCGAGTTGAAGCTGCCCAACCCGTGTTGAGTACAGAAGCAATGCAATTCATAGAGGCTTTTGCCTTGGCATTGAATCTGCCAAAAAAATTTGGTGACGAAACGACGGAAAATGAGATGGCTATGTCCGGATCAACTTTGTCTATGTCGAAACCAAAACCTTGTGGTGCTGTGTTGCGCCGAGACGGAGAGATTATCAACTTGGTTGGAGTTTTCTTCCGTTGCAGAGACTATCTTGTAACTGCTAGACATGTGGCTAATGAGGTGAACGAACATGTTTACCCAGCGCTACTAGTAAACAGTAACGGGGAAGGTCCGAGCAAACTAGGCAAATACCTAAACCTAGGCAAAGCGATGAAAATCGCTGACGATTTCTTCGATGAAACTTACAACGCGTGTGCGGATATTAATCTAGACCTTTTCATTCGCAAGTTGCCAGCATCGACGTGGTCTCAATTAGCAGTACCAGAGATAGTGGTGCGCCTTCCTTCAAAATACAAACAAAACGTTAGTTCTGTTGTTTTTAGCGGAGAGGACATCCCTTGCCTCATGACTGCCATGGGAGTCACAAAGAAAGACTCAGGCCCAGAAGAGTTATTTCACACAGCAACAACCCACAAAGGGTCTTCTGGAGGACCTTTATTATCGGGTAATTGCGTAGTTGGTATGCACATCAAAAATGACAAAGCTCTTGGCCACAATGTGGCTATTCGCATTGAAGTTATTGTTTATGTAATCAAACGCGCTGAGTACCTAGCTAATGAGTCCAATGCTATCATAGCTGAGAGAATCAAAAATGACTTCAAACTTCGAGGCCGATCCCAACGTTTAATTAAGTTGTCCTTCGCTGAAGATGTTTGGGGTTTGGAAGATTTGGAGCATGGTGAAGTGTCGTACGGATTTCAAGATGAAACTTTAGCGTCGTTGATCGCGGGCTATCGAGCCGGGAATCCTAAGTACGATTTTATGGAAGATGTTTTGGATGATGCTGACCTGTATCCTAATAAGATCAGGAAAATGCTCACTCGATACGAGAATGAATGTCAGGAAGTAATTTCTGACAGGCCGGTTGCTGGAATAGAGGAATCTAAGCCAGTGGCCCGCAAGGGAGTTTCTCTAGCTCCCGACCCTGTCGACGGAATTCTTCGGTTCCGCCGCGAAAGGCCCTCTCATTGTCCTAAAGCTCCTCAAGTCACGAGTGAAATCGTTGATTATTTGAATGAGGAGATTGTTCAAAAACAATTGCTGAGTTTAAAGTATGACCAAACCAAATACGCCTATCCAGAGTCAAGTCCGGAAAAGGAGGAACTTTCTTTGGTGAATTATTTAAAACTTTATGATGAAAGAGTCGCCAGTATCGTGAATAAACCAACAACGCAAGAATTAAAGCGTTGCGTTAATATCATGTTGGAAGCGACGCCGATGAACAAATTTCCAGTCTTGTCTGGATATAAAAGCAAAGAGAGAATATTGTCAGTGATCAACTCTTCGGCTGTAAAGCCGGGTAAAAGCTCTGGCTATCCCTATGTAAGTGACGGATTACCTACTAATGAACAAGTATTGTTGTCCTACACTAACGAAGGTATGGTCGAAACCGTTATCCGTGAGTGGGATTCTCCAGTAGTTACTAAAACTATGATTAAACAGGAACCCACTCCAAAGAAGAAACTGACAGCCGATATGGCGAGAATTGTAGCAGGTTTTCCTCTTCATAACACTATTAAAAACAACTGTGTATTGGAAAGTTACCTGACCACTTGTGTCAAAGAGAGTGGTGTGTCACCAATAGCTTATGGATTTACTCCAGGGCGAGCTGGGGACATAAAACAATTCGCCTCGACATTCGGTAACAGCAAGGTGTATGGTAGTGACAAAAGCGCTTGGGACTACAATTGTTTTCCTTACATCTATGAAGCCGTGGCCGACTACGTAAAAGAGTTGGCCGTCCAAGACGGTGACATGCCAGACGACGAATTTGCTGAGTGGAAAGCAGACGTCGATGGATGCTTTGATCAGGCTAAGTGTGCAGCTTATCGCTGCTCTACGGGGCAGATAATGAAATCTAGTCACGACGGCGTTCAAAAGAGCGGCTGGTTGATGACTATCGGTGTCAATACTCCCGCCCAATTAGCCATCCATTATTTGACGCTCATGCGAATGGGTTTGTCAAACGAAGAAATCTTAAGCCCAGCTTATGCTATTAAAGCAGGAGGCGATGATGTCTTACAAACCTTCCCTGATGGTTTTGACACTGGGCGCTATTTGCTGGAAGCAGCAAACCTTGGAATAAAGATGAGTGAGTTCGAAGTTACAGACACTTTTGACGGAGCTGAATTCTTTTCCAATAGGTTTTACTTCAAAGATGGAGTGTGGCAATTTATTCCTCAGAGGTTTACCAAACATGTAGTCAGTTTGACAACGTGTAAATTGGAACACCTCTCTGGAGCTTTAGTTAGTCACATGAGTAATCATTTTTGGGATCAGTCTAAATATAGTTTCTTTTGCAGTATGTTTAAGAAATTCAATAAAACTCATCCTGAACTGTTTCCTTTGAAGGATTTGGTTTCTAAACGGGCTTATGAATTTAAGGCCGTTGGAAACGAATAGTTTGATTCGTCCGGCGGGACGTTAAACACGCGCTGCGTGTTTTATATTGCATATTTTATATTTTGTGGAGGTTTTGGAG